CCCCTTCACCAAAGCCCTGCGCGGCACCTGTTACGGCGCCAGTAGTAGCCCCGGCTTTAGCCGCCTGTAGTGCCCGGCCAGCGGTAGTTGCAGCCCTGGCGATATTAGCCGCACCAGCAGCAGTACCGGCAGCACTTGCGCCGCCAGTAAACGGCGCCGCAATGGCCGCACCAATAGTGGGGACAATCGCGCCACCAACCTCATAAGCGCCAGCCCGGATGGGGTTCTGCTCGCGGTATTGCGCCAAGTTGGCGCGTTCCTGCGACAAGGCTTCTTCATACGGAGTGCTGCCAAGACGGGACCGCAAGAAAGCGGTGATCTCATCAGCGGTTCCAAGAGTTAGCCCCTGCAAACCAGCAGACAAGCCACCCGGAAGAACCGCGCCCCTTGCTTGGGAAGCCTGTGTGCCGCGCGCTACTAGCTGATCAATCAGTTTATTGATGTCTTCGGCCATTTAACGCGCTCCAAACAAGGCGGCGGCATTAGGGATACCGGCGGCGGTTGCTGCTGCGATGGCTTGTTCCATCGTCAGGCGTTGCGGGTTATTGGGCGGAAGGTTCAGGCGTTCCCGAATACCAGCGACCAATTCAGCCTGGCGGGCTTGAGGTATTGCGCCAGGGCGCGCAACTTCTGGCGGGGCTTCACCACCAACTGGGCGGACAACCCGCTCTGGGCTTACACCATAATCCCTAGCCAGCCCGCGATATTGATCCGCGAACTCTTGGTAGATGCTTTGGCTATTGGCAAACCGGCTATTAGCTTCGCGGATGATCTGCTGGCGGGTTTCAGGCGTTAGACCGCTACCACCATTCAAGCGACTAATTGTACCAAGTACAGTTTCGCTCAACCCTTGCGCGCGGAGAACTTGGATTTGTTCGCCTTCACGCACCACGGAAGCTGGGTCCAACATCTTGGCGAAAGCAAACACCAAGTTAATGTCATTCAGCCGTGACGGGTTTTCGCGGTTTGCTGCATCACGCACCTCGCGGATTTGCGGGATCATAGCGAAGTAATCACGCACCGGCTGATAACCGATAAACTCACGGCGCAGACTACCTTCCAACTCGCGCCGCTGTTGCGAAGAACCACCCTCAGGCTCGCGGGTTCCCTGGATCGGCTGAACGCCACCCTGCGCCGTAATCTGGTAGCGGCGGTCAGGATCATAGGCTTCACCCAAAAGGGCTTGCGCTTCCGCCGGTTGCAAGACGCGGGTTTCTTGCTGCATGGCGCGGGTCTGCATTTGCGCCAAGAACTGGCGCCCGGCCTGTGGCCCCATCTGCCGCAACAGCGCCGCCAGTTCTGGCGTCATCGGAACCGCACCAACAGCAGGGCGAGCCAAGGCTTGTTGCGGCGGGGTTAACGGCGCCGCTTGTGGCGGTTGACCACCAGCCGCCGGTTGACCAGGCATCCCAGGCGCCGGGGGCGCAGCCGCCCCGCCTTCCCCTTGGCCCAGCCGCATCCACCGGCTGACCGGCGTTCCAAATGCGTCTGTGCGGTCTTGCCCACCACCACGGACAAACCGATCAACGCCACCAGGACCACCAAGCCATGCGCCTTGGAGCATCGCTTCTGGCGTGATGCGGACCCCATTAACCTCTTGGCCAATGTTCCGCTGCAAGCCCATTTGCTGTAATTGCCCGGCTTGATAACCCATAGACAATTCAGCGGCGCGGCGCTGCGCTGCTGGATCAGCCAAGAAATCCTGCAAAGTGCGGACATTCTCAAAGCCAGGGATATTAAAGGTGCCACCCCATTGGCCCGACCACTGCCCGCGCTCATTGATCTCACCTTGCGCGGGCCGATAGACACCAGCACTCGCCGCCAATGGCGCACCCAATTGGTACTGCCCAGCATAGCCAAAACGATTAACCGCCGTAGGGTTTGGTGCTTCAGCGCGAGCCAGCCGGTCCAAAGCCGTGCGGATGGCTTGCGGGCCAAACGGCTGGAAATCAGGCGCTTGTTGTGCCGGTTGTTGCGGTGCGGCGGGCTGTTGCGTTCCCTGGGCTTGCATAGCCTGAGCAACTTGCTGGCGCGGTGCCGTAGGGGCGCCACCAGCAGCCAGCCTATTTACATATTCAGACCAGCCAATCTGCTCCGCCACCGGCGAGATACGCTGCAACGCTGTACCCTGCTGACCAGCCAGGGACGCAAAAGCATCCTGAAGCGCCGCGACACCAAGTAAGCGCCGCTGGGCTGGTGACATATCAGCATAAGGACTCTGATCCGGCACCGGATCGCCACCGCTTGTCGGTTCCCCGCCACCAAAAAGACGCGATAGAAATTCAGACATTGCGCGGCTCCTTACCGGAACAGGAGATTGAAGGCATTAGCCAAGCCGCCAGCAGCCTGACCAATGGTGCCAACTTGCTGCAAGAAGGAAGGCGTGGTTTCCGTCGTGGTGGTCTGCCCCATTGGAGCCATCCCAAGCGCACTTTGGCGAATCCGCAACTGCTCCACCGGATACTGGAACTGGCGCAGGAAGTCCTCATAAGCCTGACTCATATTCGCTTGGGTCAACCCGCGCTGTTGTTCGCCAGATTGGAACATAGCCTGCGCGCCAGTAAGCCCAGCCGTCTGGCCAAGGGCGCCAAGGGCGCCAAGCTGCTGGGCAGCGGCAAGGGCCTGCTGGTTCCCCTGCAACCCATAACCAATGTCACGGCCAGCCATTTCGCCCGCCTGCTGGAAGCCCTGGGCGCGCAACTGCGCGGCAGTGCGGGCCGCTTGCTCCATCGCCGCCCGGTTAGTCTCGGCCTCCGCCACCCCCTGGCGTGAACCGCCAAACGCCCGCGCCCTGACTGCCTGCGCGGCGGTTTGCTGGTTTGCCATCTGGCGTGAACGATCAATATCCGCCAGCGTAGTATCAATCACCTGTTGCGTGTACGGGTTCTGGTAAGCCGCCATCCCTGAAGCAATGGTGCCCGGCGTATAGGCGCCAGCCTGGCGGGCTAAAGCCTGGGCCTGGGTAATCGGCTGCTGGGCAGAACCCGCTACTTCACCCACCCGCTGGAAGGATGCTTCTTGTAATGGCGTGAAGCCCGCTATCCGCTGATAGGGGTAGGGCTGATACTCACGATTAGCAACGTCCAGGGCGAAGTCATAATTTGCCAGCATCCGTTCCTTGACATCGGGGTCAAGTTGGCTGGATTGCGTCTGCGTCGATGTCCCGCCGCCCTTAGACATGGCGTATCTCCTTAGAAACTGTGGTCATTATACCTTCAAAACCATGCCGCTTCAAAGCACGAACCCACCCTGCGCGCCCGCACCCTGTTAATTTAGAACACCCAAAAGCACGCCCATAAGCATCCAATGATGGGATCATCTCGATCACCTGTTCCAGCTTGCCCCCAACTAGCCAAGCATGGAGAATGGTGAACTTCGGATAGTAAATAAGTTCTGTGACAATCGCCGCTTCAGGAGCGGGCCAGAACTGAAAATGCCCTTCTTTGATTCCCTTGGCTACATGATGGAGATCATGCGTATTACCCGCATAATCCAGCGCATCCTGAAGCCACTTTGAACACCTCTCGAACTCGGCTTCGAATAGGGTCATAGCGCCGTAGCAGCCACCACCCCAGAATTACTAACGGTGATGCTCCACCGTGTTCCGTCAGGGGATTTCAAGATCAACCGGCCTGGGCTTACTTCCAAATCGCGGTTCTTCTTGTGGTTCTCATCATCAGCCCGCTCCAACAAGGCACGGGCCGTCTGCTCGTTAGAACTATCATAAGAATTGGTGGCTGGGGGCAATCTCACCTAAGACCCCCAGGCACCGCTTCAAGCCGGAAGTTACCAACCCGCCAATCCGCCAACTGAACGCCCGTTACCTTGAAGGAAACCTGGCGCCCTGAAAAACGGACATCGGTGTATTTGGAAGAAATGGTGTAAGGTCCAAAGGTACTCTCCGTACCCTCTGGCGCGAAACGGGTCTTGAAGCTGACGTTTACCTGGCCCTGCGTTTTTTCATCCGGCACCACCTGGCGGGCTACCATAATCCGGTCCCCATTCCCCATTTCCAGCGGTCCCGTCTCCGCATACGGCGAAGCGCCATCATAGTTCCACCCCACCTCATGATCATACACATAACCAGAAGGATCAATCAGAATGGGGTAATCAAACACGCCAGCCGCCACACCAGTTGTCCGCGCCCAAGAACCAATGGACCAAGTATTCTCGCGGTAGTTCCAGATTACATAGCGGTCACATTCATTGGACGCGGCAGACGGGTAAGACCAGATCACCTCGAAGAACTCGATATTAAGAACCGCATTCACCTTAGAAGCCTGGTTATAGTTGAAGTCGGAGAACACATAATCCGACACATCAGACCGCAAAGGCTTCACGGCGCCATCAAACACATAGAACGAACCGTCAGACATCCAAGCAACGCCAGTATCCATGCTAACAGAAGCCTGGGCGCTGATCACCCCGCAACCATAACCAACACGCTCAAACCCATAAACGAATGGGGGGCCTTGGTACGTCGCCAAGTGAGCATCAACCGTGGTCAGCAACAAAGACCCATAGCGAGTGCGCTCGCCACAGAT